CAAGGTTTAATTTCACCTGCCAAAGCAAAACAATGGGCTGAGGAGCTTGGATTAGATTACGTACCTTCAACATTTATTGTTCGCAATAATTTTCTTAAAGGTATGGTTGTTGTATTTGATTTCCATAAATTTGCTGAAGAAAATAATAAAAAATATTTTATGGATGTTTGGGGAAATAAAGTTGATGTTCGCAATGTAGATATGATTTTAACAGAATCTCAACTTAAATTATGGGGTGCTTTTAAAAGCCATGCGGAATATGTTGATAATTGTAGAAAAAATCATTTGTACTGGGGTGTTTCTCGTTTTTCACCCCGAGAAGATAAAGATTATGTCTTTAGTAATTACCAATTCCTTCAAGTGGAAGATTTTACAGAAGAAGAAATTAGTGAATTGTGTAAGCCCACAATAGATTTCTTGGAACAGACAATTGGTTATGACCCTGATATTACAAAATTATATTTAATGGGTAAGCTTGCAGATAAGCCCTATGATAGTGATGATAATATTATTGAGCGAATCTCTGACCCAATAACAAAAGCTCTTTTACTGGATGATAGATTATTGGAAGATCCTCATATAAAGAATCACATCATTTCTTTACTTGATAAACGTATCAAAGAAAGTTATATTGGAAATCTTTTACTTGATGGAAATTATCAAACAATTATTGCAGATCCCTATGCTTTTTGTGAACATGTTTTTGGAATGGAAATAAAGGGTTTACTTGGAGAAAATCAACATTATTCTGCATATTGGAACAATAGGAATGTTGATACTGTGGCTGCTATGAGGGCGCCTTTAACTTGGCGCTCAGAAGTAAATATTTTGCATTTGCAAAATAATGAGAAACTAAATCAATGGTATTCGCATATCTATAGCGGAATTATTTACAATGTTCATGGTTATGACAATATGCTTCAAGCAGATTCTGATTATGATGGCGATATTATTATGACGACAAGCAACAGATTGCTTATTAAAAATGCGAAAGGCGGGCTGCCAATTACTTATATTAAGAATAAAACGCCTAAAGAAGCAATCAACCCAGACACCCTGTATGAATATGATTTAAAAGCATTTGATAGTAAAATAGGGTTTATTACCAATTGTTCTACAACAATGTATGCTATGTTGCCCCAGTATGAAGGGCAAAAAGCACAAACAGATGAACTTATCAAGCGGTTGAAGATTTGTCGCAAAGAACAAGGAAATCAAATCGATAAAGCTAAAGGGTTGATCATTAAACCCTTTCCTAAATGGTGGACGGGTTGGATTCGTACTACGGCTGATAATGCACATCTTGCAGATGAAATTGAGCTAAGTAATTCAATTATAATTGAGAAACGCCCCTATTTTATGCGTTATCTTTATTCTGATTATAATCGCAGATATATGGAATATAGGCGTAAGTTTGATAGGATTTGCTGGGAACGATTTGGAAAAGATTTTGATGAACTTACAGAAGAAGATAAAGCAGATGATATTTTAGAGAAATATAATAAATATGCCCCTCTTATTGATAGCAATTGCACCATGAATAATATTTGTCATTTTATGGAATCGCACATTAAGGAAATAAAGTTAAAGTATCCATTAGAAATCAAAGAGGAAAACCTAATGATGTTAAAAGATAGCACAATTCCTTTTGATATCAATAAGTATAAAAAAATGGAGGTTTTATATCGTAAATATAAATCAGAAAAGAATAAGATAACCCGAGCTGTTGCAAAATCAGGTTCAATTCAGGGGGAAATTATTTATAAAACTATTGAACAATATAATAAAGCAATTCGAAACGAAGCTTTTGCAATTAGTGATAATTTGGCAGAATTGACCAATTATGCAATTGCTTTGTGCTATGAGCTTCATCCATCAGACAACAAAGCATTTGCTTGGTCTGTATTTGGAACTGGAATTGTCGAAAACATCAAAAATAATCTTTTGAGAAAAGGTATTAAAACATATAAAATACTTTGCCCCAAAATCGGGGATGTTGATGCTGGAACCAAAGTTGTTTCATATATGGGCAAAGAATACATTGAAAAGGAATTAGATATTCCGACAAAAGACGAAGACTATGATGAAAATTTCGATTTGGATCAATGGGATTTGGATAACAATGGCTATAATTTTTGATGAGAAAAAATACGCAGAAGAAATTCTTGCAAATAGGAATGATGGCAGAAATATTACCCAGAAACAACTCAATACACTTGCCAAATATTATTCTTATCTGGGTTATGATAATATGAAAATTAGAGAGTTGCTTATTCAATTTGGCAAAGACAAGGAAGGCTCATTTAATGAAGTAGTGAATGAATATAGGCTTACAAATGCTTTAAAGGCAACAAAATATCCTTTGCGTGTTGGACGCAAAGTTATGTTAACGAAAAAAGAAGTTGGTGTGTTGTTGGGAATACAAGATATTAATGTTCGCAAAGTATTATTTGTGATTTTAGTAGTGGCAAAATATTTTATGCGAGATAATTTTGTTGCCTATCAAGGAGGAATTTCAGATCTTTTTAAATTGGCAAAGTTATCTCACTTGCCAAAACAAACAAAACAGAGTATAATACATACACTTGGAACTCTTGGTTTAATTAAAGCAGATTTGAAATTTGGATTTTATCATATACTCTTTTTTGACCCAGAGGATAAAAGTGTTGAAATAACAATTGATGATTTTTCTGACATAATGAATTTTTTCCCAGTGGTATGCCAAAATTGTGGCAAGCTTATGCTGGGCAAACCAAAAAGGAGAATGATATGTGATGAATGTTATATGGAAAAGCGAAGGGAAGATAATTTAAAGAAAGTGAGAAAATTCAGAACAAAATAGTTTATGTAACCAGATAATTTGCATTGACTATTATGAGAAGGACTGAAAGATTTTTATAATGTATGTGGAATTAATTTAATCCTCAACCTCGAACTTAGCATGAACGTATTAATTCATATATGTTGTAAAATAAAATTTATTATTTTTTGGAATGTTTGGTAAAACAATTTGATTGAATTTGGAGTTTTATAACAATGAAAAACAAAGAATGGTTTGTTAGAGAAGTTGCAAAACGAGCACAGTTTACAATTGGTGATGTTTCACTTATTTTGAAAACGATGATTGAAGTTTTCGAAGAAGTTATGCTGAGTGGTGAAACTTTAAATATAGGTGGATGGTTTCGTGCCTATCCAACTGTGGTAAAGGCTTATAAAGGCTGGGATGGATTTCGTAAGAAAGAAATAGATATACCAGAATCTACAAGAGTTATAATTAAGCCAAAAAGGCGATTTTGGAACATGTTGAACGCTGATAATCTTGAATCTGATGAAGAGGAAACTGATATTGATGACTAATAATATTCATAAATTAGAAGAACTTTTTAATGATATTCTTGCTCCGGGTGAGAAGCCAGAGGATAAAATTTATCGTCTTTTTAAAAAAGAACTTGGTGCAAACAATGGTAGAAAATACCTCTCTGGTGCAAAATTGCTCGCAAATCAAGGATTAGAAATTCTTTCAGATGAAAGCGTTTATAAACCTGATTTTGCAAAAGAGGAAGTTGAATTTAAAGGTGATAATAGTCGGACAGTAAAAAAGGATATCTATCTTACTGAAGATGAGGCTGCAAGCCCAGAGTCTATTATGAAGAAAATGGGATTTGACCCATTACTCTGGGAAGTTATTTCATGTAAGGTTACTCGTGGAAATTATGATGTAACTTTAAAACTTGAAAGTATTGATGTGGACGGTAAAAAGGCTTCAGAACCTAAGACTGTCACTAATTACAAGTATTCGGTAGTTCTTAGCGTCAAGCCAATCATGGGGTATTTAACTACCTTAGATTTGGAAGAAGTTTTTTCAAATATTGTATTTCCTAAAATTGAGGATTACAAATATGATGGCGGAAACAAGCTATTAGAATTGCCGTTTTTTGATGTACACTTTGGAAAATATGCAGATCCAAATGAAACCGGGCAAGAACCTTATAATCTTGAAATTGCTGAAACTATTTTTAAGAATGCTATTATGGATATTCTTTCTAAGGTTGATGCCTATGGCTTGGATATTATGAGAATTGTTTTTCCAATTGGGCAAGACTTCTTTCACTTTGATACTATTAACGGAACTACCACATCAGGAACCCCAGTGGATACCGATGGAAAATGGCACAAAGTTTTCGAGAAGGGTGTCGAGGTTCTTATTTGGGCTATTGAACAACTACGGGTTGTTGCGCCAGTTGACGTCTTTTATGTTGCTGGAAATCATGATAAAGCAATGAGTTATTATGCCACAGTAGGTTTGTACCATTTGTATCGTGAAAGTGAAAACGTTAATGTCTTGCTTGGTCTTCAACCTCGAAGATATGTAAAATTTGGAAAATGCCTAATTGGATTTTCTCATGGGAGAAAAGAGGGCAAAAGAATTCAAGATATGATGCAGCTCGAAGTTCCTGAATATTGGGGCGAGACACAATTTAGAGAGATGCACATGGGAGATCTTCATCATGAGGCTTCAGATGAGGGCGGTGGTGTTATGTATCGTCGTATTTCGAGTATAACCCCACCTGATGAATGGCATGCGGAAAAAGGATATATTGGCGCCCAACGCAAAGTTATGGCTTTTGTTTGGGATGCCAATTATGGATTAGAGTTAATAATAAATTCATTAGCTAATTCAGAAAGAAAACAATAATTATGTTAAATAGGAGGTGTTTATGTCTCCTGTATCAAAAAGAATCGTTAAGACAGTAAAGCCAGAGGAGTACACACATAAAGACGGTAATATTTATTATTGTCGTGCGTGTGGGCAAATTTTAAAACCAGATGATTTCTATGCTTCGGGAGATACGCTATTAGATCATAATGGTAAAATGTCCATCTGTAAGAGTTGCATCCAAAGGATTTTTCAAAACGAATATATTATGTCTGGTAAAAATCTGGCAATGGCAACGCTAAACACTTGTCGAATAATTAATTTGGAATTTGATGAAAAGGCATTGCAAACAGCTAAAGATATTGTTGAAAAAACGAATGTAAGTTTTGAAACAGGTTTTTTTGGACATTATAGAAATATTCTATGGCGAGGTAAGCGCCCCAAGAATAAAGATGAACGTTATCTTATTTTTGTCGAGCCTGAAACTTTAGATGTAGCCCTTCTTACTGATAACGAGGAAGTTGAACACGATGTAAAAGAATTCTGGGGTGATAATTATACCCCAGAAGAGTATGAAATTCTTGAAAAAGAATTTTGGAGTTGGATTCCCCGTTTTGATGTTGTAAATAAAGAAGAGGAAAGTCTCATAAAAATGCTCTGTGAATTACGGCTTGATATGCGTAATCTTAGGCTTAAAAATAAGCCACTTGATAATACTATTAAAAATTATAATGCCGTAATGAACCAACTTGGTATTACCCCAAGTCGAGTTGATGAAGCTAATAAAACCGGCGATACCTTTTCAGAATTTATTAGACGTATCGAGGAAGAAGAGCCTGCGGAATATTATAAAGATAAAAAATTATTTGCTGATTATGACAATATAGGTCAATATTTTGAAGATTTTGTGTCAAGACCTATTCGCAATTTCTTTGGAAAAGGAGCGCCTGATTTCTATGTTGAGGATGATGGTGAGGGTGGTCATGGTGGCGACTTAATGTCTGAAGTCAGAGCTGATAATAGCCAAATTGATGATGAGGGTATCACAGATGGCTTATAAGAAAAAACCAAACACATATAATAGGTCTAAGCGCTGGGTTTTTAAACGAAGTATACCTAAAAAGCAAGAAGAATTAAATCGAGAAAAAATTGAAAAATTTAAACTCTGGATAACCTTTTATCGTAGGAACATACATCGTTTTATTATGGATTATATGAAAGTGAACTTGTATCCTTATCAGGTATTATTTATATGGATGCTTCAAAATAGTTCGCTTTTCTATGCTGTTGCAAGCCGAGCGACAGGAAAATCATTTTTGATAGCTGTGTTTGCTGTGGCAAAAGCAATCTTATATCCGGGTTCTGAAGTTGTTGCAGCTGCTTCAACAATGAAGCAAGCAGGTGTTATTATCAACGATAAAGTTCGTGAAATTTATAATGTTTCCCCCAATGTTAGGAGAGAAATATTGTCTTTTTCTGGCGGTAAAAATGGCTTTTATGTGGACTTTAAAAATGGCAGCAGAATTGTCGCTGTTCCTTCTACTGAGAATGCAAGAGGCACAAGAGCAACTTATCTTATTGTTGAGGAATCTCGTTTGGTGACAAAAGAGTTTTTGGATAGCGTTTTTAAACCATTTTTGAGACTTAGAAATCCGCCATTTGTTACCAAGAAACCCTATGCTGGGGATACCGATTATGATGAACCCGGCGTTATTTCCTATATTACTTCTGCTTGGTATACCAGTGAAGATTGGTATCAGGATGTTAAGAGTGTAATAAAACGTATGTTACGTGGGGATAAAGGTGTTTATTTTATGGCTACAGATTTTTTGGTGGCTGTTCGTCATCGTATTAAATCAAAAGCAATGTTGAAAGACGAAATGATGAACGCTACCCCAACAGCTATTAGACATGAATACTATAATCTTCCTTCACGTATTGGCGCAGATGGATTCTTTGATTTATCTTATTTTAAGAGAACTGGCGAAAAAGCTTTTTATCCACAAAGAAATGCCACTTATAATCCAAAGAAGAATCCTTATCAAATTGCTAAAGTGCAAGATGAAAAGCGTATTCTATCTGCTGATATTAGCACTCGCAGAGGTTCAGCAAATGACCTTACAATTTTTTCTTGCATTAGGTTGATACCTATGAAGAATGGATATCATAGGGAATTAGTGTACATGGAATCACATAGTGGTTTGGGGATGGCTAATCAGGCTTTGAGAGCGAAACAGTTATTTTTTGATTTCGAGGCTGATTATATGGCGTTGGATACGCAGTCAATTGGTCTCTCACTTTTCGAAGAGCTTGGTAAAAATATTACCGATCCAGAAAGAAACGTGCCATACCCAGCGTTTACAATTTGCCCATTACACGAATTGAGTGGACAGCAATTTGAGGATTACATAAGCCGTGTAACTGGGGCAAATCCTTTGCCAGTAGTTTTTCCAGTGATGGCAAGCGCATCTTTAAACTCGTTGATCGCTAATGAATTTAAGTCTGCTCTTCAGGGTAATAAATGGGAATTTTTATTATATTCTAAAAATGCAGAAAATTATTTAATTGATAAACAACCAGAATATACTGCAAATCCAAATGATAGCAGTATTAGTGCTTTTTTCTTAAATCCTTATGTTCAAACAGATCTTTTTATTGAAGAATGTATGAATTTGGAATTTTCTCTTAATGGTGGCTTAGTAAAGCTTGACAGAAAGAATGGTCGCAAAGATCGATATTCATCCGTAAGCTATGGGAACCATTTGGCTGAAATTTTAGACCGTCAATATCGAAGAGAAGATACATATGAGGGTTTTCTTGAAGAAATGCAAAATCTTGTTATGGTGTTTTGAGTGTGGAGGTGTTAATGGAAGATGATGAATTGATAAAAGAAATTCCCTCTACTACAAGCAGTGAGCTTTCACAAGAAGATGTCCTTGATTTACTTAAGTTTGCTACAACTTTAGGATTAACTTATCCGCAACTTATAGTTAGCTCAAATCGAAGTAATGCTGAATTGAATGGTCTTGATGGTTATTTAGCTAACCCAGATGGTTCAGAAGTAGAACTTGCAAGATTTAGCGAGAATTTAGAAATCGAATCGCAGATATATCGCAAGATTATTTCATATCTTGGTAATATGCTTGCATTTGATTTTACTTATAGTGCAAAGACTAAAAATAGGTATGACAAAGTAGATTATACTTCGGCAGCCTATAAGAAAGACTTAGAGCATGTAGAAACTTTCTTTTCTAAGTTTGACTATAAGAAAGAATTCATAAATGTAACAAGGCAGCTATTGAGAAAAGAAATTGTATTTGTAGCTCCAAGAATGGAAGGGGAAAAGATAATTCTACAAGAATTGCCATCAGCACAATGTAGAATTACTGGGCGTGGATTTTATTCATTTAGATTTGCGTTTAATTTTAGCTATTTTATGTTAAATGAAAAAGCTCTTGATGGGTATCCACAATTTTTTAAAGATACTTATAATGAAATAAAAAATAGTAGATGGGATGGGCGTAAAACAAAAATAGTAAAAGACTATTGGTGGGTTGATATTCCTGAAGAGGTCGGGTTTGTTTTTAAGTTTAACTTAGATACTTTACGATTGATTCCCGTATTTTCAGGTTTATTTAAAGACCTTATCAATCAGGAAACTATGCGCAATCTACAAAAAAGTACTGATATGGCAGCTGCACAAAAAATTATTTTGGGGCAGTTTGGTCGTGTCAAAGATGCTCAAGGTAGAATTGGCAATAATTTTGATACTGACGCAAAATGGGTTGCAACATTTTTAACACTCTTAAAAAATGCTCTTGGTGGTGAAATTAAAACTGGTGCCTTGCCTCTTGAGGATATTAAGGCAATTGAGTTTACATCCCAAAAGGATTTATATAAGGACTGGTTAAAAACAAGCATTTCCACGAGTGGCATTAATTCTAATCTTATTTATGCCGACTCTGAAAATCGCTCAAATGCAACGGAAACCCAGCTAAGTATGGATGTTGATTCGCAACTTATGGAAAAATCCATATATCCACAGCTCGAATCATTTTTGGAACTTTATGTAAATTTGGGTACAAAAAAATATCATTTTACTTTTAGGTTTGAAGGCAATTCTTTTTATACTGATGAAAAGAAGCGTCTTGATGCTGTGACTGGTCTTATGAACTATGGCTTCTTTTTGCCTCAAAAAGTAGCTTCTGCTATGGGTATGAATCCATTTGAATTTTATCGGCAAATGGAAGAAGCAGACGCTCTTGGTTTGGCAGACAAGTTAAAGCAAATGTTAAATAAATCCCCCTCAAGTGAAGAACCCGGAAGACCGGCTTTGGAAGATGATGAATTAACTGATTCTGGTACACAAACTCGTGGAGACGCTGAAAATGTTGATAGGGGTGGGAGTATATGATATGTTTGTTATTAATCCAAAGCACATAAAGAGTTTAAATATATATCTTGCAAGTCCAGAATTTGCTGACTATCTCTTACATGAATATGGTATGACGCCGTTTTGTTATATGGCAGATGATCTTGGGAATATGAGAGCTGGTTTTAGAATGACTGAAGAATTATTAGATATTCTAAAAGAAATGCCGTTGGACTTGGGAAAGGAGTAATTGTATATGGCAAATAAAATTTTGAAATTTGATGTTGCTGATGCAGTAATTGAACCGAGTTCTAACGATAAGCAATTTGCGACTTTGTATGTGAAAACATTTTCCTCTGGGCTTTCAAGAAATAAAACTTATGTAAGCGAAGAAGTATTACGTTCTACAGCCCATACAATTTTAGAGAAGCCATTAATTTGGGCTTATGACGCAAAACGCCATGATGCGAGTGCTCATGAACCATCGGCTGTGCCATGTGGTTTCGTGCCATCGGTTAATTCTCTGAAATTTGAATCAACAGAAGATGGGAGATTGATGCTTACGGTCGCAGCAAAAATTTGGAAATACTATTCTGGATATCTTATGGATTTTTTTGAACGTGATGGTGCACAAAAGCCAGTTTCTGTAGAAATAGAAGTTATTGATGCGGATGAACGTCCAGATGGAGTATTAGATATTAAGGATTTTAATTATGCAGCGATTTCCATTCTTGGTAGTAAGATACGCCCAGCTATTCCGGGCGCAAAAGCTATGGTGGTTAACTTTGCAGAATTGAATGAAAAATATGAAGAAGCTTATCGCAAGGAATTTCAGGCAGATCCTGCTGATAGCAAAATATTGAAAGAAGGTGATATAATTGTGGAAATTGAAGATGAAAAAGTTTTAGATGAGAATTCCGAACTTGGGAACTTTCAAGAATTGCAACCTGAACAGAATAAAGCTGATGCAGGATCGCAACCCGAACTTGAAAAAGAAGAGGATGTTGCCAAAGAGGTTGAGGGTACTCAAAAAGAATTACCTTTTGCCGAACTGCGAGCATATTTTTCTGAAAAACAGGAAATTCTCAATGTTTTCGATGGGACAAGTGAGGATATAATTCTTGCTTTGTTCACAGAAATAAAAAATCGTGATGAACAAATTGCCCAGCTTGATAAAAGCAAAGCAGAACTGCAAAAGTTCAAAGATAAAAGTGATGCGGAAGAATTACAAAAGGCTATTGATGAAACACTCAATACCGTGCGTAGTTCTTTGGGCGCAGATGAAATTGACCTTTTATCTGAAAAATCTAAAGATTATTCTTTAGAGAATATTAATATTTGGCGAAATGAAGCCTTAGCGAAAGCTTATGAAGCTTCTGTTTCAAAATCAAATAAGCCCGATGACTTTAAGGTTGCCATTCCTGAACGTGAGCAATCTAAGAAGAAATCTGGATTTGTTTGGGATAAATAATTATAATTTTACGGAGGTAATTTTATGGCTCATACTGTATGTTTACAAAGTGCTATGGCTTCACTGAACATCGATTCCTATAATCGTGTTGCAATTCATAGCGCTGACCTTGATAATGGAAGTCTTGTTGCTTTGACTTCTCAGGGGCTTGACCCCGATGGCGTTGCGAATGCTCTCTATAACGAAGTTTGGACTGCTATCGCACCTGACGCCGACCATTTGGCTGACCTGTGGCTTGTTCGCTCTCCTGAAGTGAGTGTTGACAGTCACGGTTATGTGAATGGCAATATGCAGGACTTTTATAATCCTGCTGATAAAACTTTCGATGCAAAACTGTTGTCGAAGGGTGATGTTATCGTAATTTCCGCTGAAGGCATGGCTGGCACTAAGGGTACTAATACTTACGCTGTGGCAGTTGCTGGTTCGACCAAATGGAACTGGGCAGCCGCTCCAATTGCCGCTGGTTTCTCAGCTAAGCTTATTGGTGATTACACCATTCCCGGCAATCCTTCTATCCCCGCCTTCAAGTTTGAAGTTGTGCAGATTTAATTGAAGGAGGAACAATAATATGAAAATTCAAAATCACATTATGAAATTTGTTGCTGATGGTGGAGAACCTGTTGAAAGCCTGTTTAAATCTTTCAGGGATCTTTATAACCATGCTCTTTCCAAGCAAGGAATTCAAGGCTTGACCTATGAACCCCTTGATTATAATGAGAAAGAGAAAGCTGTTAATGAGGCTATGGTCGATGAGATTATTCGGCGTGCGCAGTTGCCTGCTGAAGCTCGTCAAAACCTTGCTTCTTTTGCCAATCATCCCAATATTGGTTGGGCTACCTTTGCAGTAATCAGCAATCTTGTTGATTCTGTAATGCCAGTAAGCCTTGATTCGATTATTGGTAACTGGGCTGAAATTCAATATAATCCCGGCTATGGCAATGTTTATGAATTTCGCACTCGTTTTCAGGGGTTCTTGAAAGTTACGAAATTCTCACGAGGGAAGCGCCTGCCTGAACTTCAGCGTACTAACGCTGGTGTTTTTACTTTAACTCCAGAGCTTCATGCTCTTGCAGTTGATACCGATTTATATCGTTTATTGATGGGTATTGATTCAATCGCTGAACTCGCAATTCTTGTTTCTCGTTCAATGGCTCAAGCCATTGCAAATGAAACTTTGCTTGCTTTTGAAGGGGCGGTTGCTGCTTTGCCAACAGGTGCAGGTGGTTTATCTGTTAGTGGCTATACCCAAAATGATTTGATGGATTTGGCAGCTCGTATTCAAGCTTGGACTGGCATTATGCCTATGGTAGTTGGTACTCGTGTTGCTCTTTCTGCTGTTATTCCTGATACCGCAAGCCCGTTAGTAGATTTAAGCTCAAGCTATGTTCAGAATGGCTATTTGACAACCGCATTTGGTCTGCCGATGTTTGTGCTTCCGCAGGCTGCCGGGGATGTTCCTTACACTGGGGCTATTTCTGACAAGTATATTTATATTATTCCTGCTGATAACAAGCCTGTAAAGGTTGCGGTTGGCGGAGAAATGACCTTTAGCGATAGTGGGCGTATGTTTGCCGATCTTCGAAATACCGTTGGCTTATTCAAGGAATTTGCCGTTGGTGTTCCAGTAGGTTCTGTATTTGGCGCTATTGAACTTGTTTAATTTTATTAAATTTAAAGATAGGGTAGAGTAAATCTCTACCCTATCAACCATTAGAGGAAAAAATAAAAATGGCTACAAGAACAAGGAAAGTCGCTCCTAAAAGTGACGACACAATTGTTGAAACAAAGAAAACTCCCATTGCTCAAAAATCAAGCATTCCAGAAAATTTAGAAATAAGCTCTGACGGCAAGGTTACCTTGACAGTAGAACAATTATTGAGTTTATTAAAAGATAATGCTGTATTGAAAAACAAAGAAGAAGATAGTAAGCTGAAGATTGATGATATGATTGAAGTTATATCACTTACGCCATCTATTGTAAACGCAAACGTTTCTCCCACTCCGAAACAACCCGGAAGGAATTATCGCTTTGATAAATTTGGCAAAGTATTACAGATTCCATATTCTGATCTGATGCAAATTGTACAGAATCACACAGCCTTATTTGAGAAGGGTTATCTTTATATTAATGATGCTCGATTTGTAAAAGCTGCGGGTTTACAAGGTGCCGTAGAGAATATGCTTACGAAAGAGCAAATTCAACAGATTGTTTATAGCGATTCTCCTGATTATATGGAATTATTTGCTAAAGCTACAACTGAGCAGCGTAAAAACATTGCGGGTATTCTCATTGATGAAATCAATGCGGGTAAAGAATTTGATATGAATAAGCTTGATAAAATTTCTAAGTTTATTGGATATGATATTCTGGAACGGGCTAATAAGCAAAAAGAAGCCTTCAAAAAACCTGTGGTTGATGAGCAAGAAGAAGAATAATAAATATAATAGGAGGCTATATGACATCGATTAATGAGGTCATAGACCTCTTTTTAATGTTAGTTAATGATTACAAATTAAAACAAATCTTTGATGCGGGTAATTTAGAAGAGTATGTTGAGGTATGGCTTCGCATGGCTATTGTGGATTTCAATAGGGTTAGAACTTTACCGTTATCTTATAGCCCCATTTCAAAAACATTTTCGGAGGTTTTGACAGACGAGGAAATTTCTATTTTGTCACAACTCATGGTAAAATATTGGTTGACAAAAGAGGTCAATGATGTTTTGGCTATGGAGAATGTTCTTCAAGACCATGATTTCACACGTCATAGCGAGGCACAAAATCTTGATGCAAAAAGAAATCTTTTAAATAGACAAATTGAGGATTGTAAGCAGCTATTAATTCAATATGGATATGACCATTTTGTTTGGAATCATGTATAGGGAGGCTTATTATGACCTATACTGCATTTATTTATGATCCCAGTTCTAACAAAAAAAGGGGCGAACAATTAAAAGATAGATTTCAAGCTGTGCTGGATAGGGAATACTATGGAGCGCCAGATATTGAAACTATTAAAGAACAAGATGGTATTGGTTTAGATACATATCATGATATTAATGTCCGTATTAATCGTGGTATTAGGGTTTATACTGGTCGTGAGGTTGGCAATGATTGGCGTTTATTAATGTTTAAAGATGTTGATCATCCAGTAATATTAGGATTGAAATATTTTTTTGATAATAACTGGTGGTTAGTATATAACATTGAGACAACTAATAATCTTGCAGCTTCATGTATGGTAAAACGTTGCAATAATGTACTTAGATGGAAAGATATAAATGGTAACTTATATAGTGAACCTTGTATTTTTGATAGTTTAGTCGCACGTGCCCGTGACCAGATTAGCGCAGAAGATTTAGTAAATGTTCAGGGCTATATCAACTGCTACGTACAGCTCAATGATAAAACAGCTTTGATTGAAGAAAATCAACGCTTTCTTATAGGTCATCCCAAAAAGCGTATTGCATATAAAGTATTTGGCAATGGCATCAGGAATTTTATTAATAATTATACCTATGATGATAGTTCTGCTTCATTACTTATGCTTACCTTAGGTGGAAGTCATGTTAATCCCGCTACTGATGACCTTGAAAATGGTATCGCAAACGCTTATCCATATCATTTTGAAATAGGTGATTTGCCAGTAAATATTATTGGTAAACCTAATACGAGCTATCAATTGCAACCCATATTATATCAGGATGGCGTTGCTTTAAGCGATGGAGAATTTATTTATGAAACTTTAGATAGCTCTGTTGCTATAGTTGATAGCACAGGAAATGTTAGCCTGATTGCTGATGGTATTACACAAATTAAAGTTTCTTATTTTTATAATAGTGATGTTTATGATGTTGTTGACGTTGTTGTCGATTCCAATTCTGTTGATCAAACAATAACAATTACACCAGAGCCATCCTTTATTCTTGAGGGCGAGGAAGTAGTGTATACAGCTCGTTTATTTGTCGGCGGTGAAGAAATTCCGAATACCATCTTTACGATTAATGTTTCAGACCAAAATGAGATTCCTTCTGCTAATTTTGAAATTACGCAACTGAGTGATAATATGTTCAAAGTAAAAAATATCAAGCGATATTTATATAAAACCTTGAAATTAGAAGTTAGCGCCAATACTTATAGCAGGGAAATTGAAATTGAGTTAAGAGGGTTATTCTAATGATTCGTATAGATAGTAAAACAAATGATTTTGAGGGTTTGCCAGAAAT